AGTACGGAGTTCCAGTATTTAATACACCTGACACAGATGTCTTTGCCCCAGACGGTGAATTAATAGATATAGGTGTAATAGATAGTTGGCAAAATGAAGCTGACGGTTTAAAAGATGATCAAGATGCTTTAAACGAGTTTTACCGCCAGTTTCCAAGAACAGAAGAACATGCGTTTAGAGATGAAACAAAAAATAGTATATTTAACTTAGTTAAATTATACGAGCAGATAGATTATAACGAAGAATTATCAAACAGTTTAGGTGTTTCTACTGGTAATTTTCAATGGGTAAATGGTATAAAAGATTCACAAGTAATATTTTATCCTGATCCAAAAGGTAGATTTAAAGTTAGTTGGGTACCTAAACAACAATTACAAAATAGAGTTATAATAAAAAATGGTGTGAGATATCCTGGTAATGAACATATGGGTGCTTTTGGGTGTGACTCGTATGACATATCAGGAACTGTAGATGGTGAAGGTTCTAAAGGAGCACTTCACGGACTAACTAAGTTCAGCATGGAGGACGCTCCTGCTAATAGCTTCTTTTTAGAATACTTATCAAGACCACCTACAGCTGAAATATTTTTTGAAGATGTGTTAATGGCTTTAGTGTTTTATGGTATGCCAATACTAGCAGAGAACAATAAACCTAGGCTTTTATATTATCTAAGACGTAGAGGTTATAGAGGTTTTAGTATGAACAGACCTGATAAAATATGGAATAAGTTATCAATAGCTGAAAAAGAAGTAGGTGGTATACCAAACTCTAGTGAAGATATAAAACAAGCTCATGCGGCTGCTATTGAAATGTATATACAAGATCATGTAGGTATGAAACAAGATGGTAGTTTTGGAGATCTTTATTTTAATAGATTATTAAATGATTGGGCTAAGTTTGATATAAACAAAAGAACAAAATTTGATGCTACAATAAGTAGCGGTTTAGCTATTATGGCTTGCAATAGACATTTATATGCTCCAAATGCTAAAATTGAAAAACCAAAATTAAATATACGTATTTCTAAGTATTCTAACACTGGAAATACGTCTCAAATAATTAAAGGATAAATATGGGATATTCTAACAAAAGTTATTTTCCAAGCCAAGTTGTAAGTGATGCTGAAAAGCTTAGTTATGATTATGGTTTAAAAGTTGCTAAAGCAATTGAAAAAGAGTGGTTTGATGAAGATCAAAGGGGTATTAATAATAGATATATGACAAACTTTAAAAGTTTTCATGATTTAAGATTATACGCTAGAGGTGAACAATCAATACAAAAATATAAGGATGAGTTGTCTATAAACGGTGATTTGTCCTATTTAAATTTAGACTGGAAGCCAGTTCCAATTATATCAAAGTTTGTAGATATTGTTGTTAACGGTATAGCTGAAAGAACATATGATATTAAAGCTTTTTCTCAAGATCCTTATGGTATTGAAAAAAGAACTAAATACATGGAAGATATTATTTCTGACATGCAGTCTAAAAGTTTTAATGATTATGCTTTAGGACAAATGGGTATTGATGTTAGAAGAAGTGATCCTGAAACTTTACCAGAATCAACAGAAGAATTAGAACTTCACATGCAACTTAATTACAAACAAGCTGTAGAATTAGCCGAAGAACAAGCTTTAAAAGTATTATTTGAAGGTAATAATTACGAATTAATTAAAAAACGTTTTTATTATGATTTAACAGTTTTAGGTATAGGCGCAACAAAAACAAACTTTAATACTTCTGAAGGTGTTACAATAGATTATGTTGATCCAGCTAATTTAGTTTATTCTTACTCTGATTCTCCATATTTTGAAGATATATATTACGTTGGTGAAGTAAAAAGTATACCTGTAAACGAATTAGCTAAACAGTTCCCATATTTAGAGCAAGAAGATCTTGAAGATATAATGAATAATAAGAATTATAATAGAAATAATTATAATACTCGTTATGATAAAAACAAAGAAGATAACAACACAATACAAGTTTTATATTTTAATTATAAAACTTATATGAACGAAGTTTATAAAATGAAAGAAGTTGGAACTGGAGCTGAAAAAATAATACCAAAAGATGATTCTTTTAATCCTCCACAAGATAAAGAAGGTGGTTATTCAAAATTATTAAGATCTATAGAAACTCTATATGAAGGAGCTTTAATATTAGGTACTGATAAATTGCTTAAATGGGAGATGGCTAAAAATATGGTTCGTCCTAAAAGTGATTATACTAAAGTTAAAATGAATTATTCCATTGTTGCTCCAAGAATGTATGATGGTAGAATTGATTCGTTAGTAAAACGTATAACTGGTTTTGCTGATATGATACAATTAACCCATTTAAAACTACAACAAGTAATGTCTAGACTAGTACCAGACGGTGTTTATTTAGACGCTGATGGGTTAGCAGAAATAGATCTTGGTAATGGCACAAACTATAATCCTCAAGAAGCTTTAAACATGTTTTTCCAAACAGGTTCTGTTATTGGTAGATCAATGACTCAAGACGGTGAGTTTAATCATGGTAAAATTCCAATACAAGAAATACAATCTAGCAATGGTGGTGCTAAAATGCAAAGTTTAATAGGTACATACAATTATTATTTACAAATGATAAGAGATGTAACCGGTTTAAACGAAGCTAGAGATGGTAGCACACCAGACTCTAACGCTTTAGTTGGAGTACAAAAACTAGCAGCAGCAAATAGTAACACGGCTACAAGACATATATTACAAGCTGGACTATTTTTAACAGCTGAAACAGCCGAGTGTTTATCTTTACGTATATCAGATGTTATAGAATATTCACCAACAAAAGACGCTTTTATACAAGCTATAGGTGTCCATAATGTTGCTACATTGGAAGAAATGTCTAATTTACATTTATATGACTTTGGTATATTTATACAATTACTACCAGACGAAGAAGAAAAAGCAATGCTTGAAAATAATATTCAAATGGCTATTCAACAAAAAAGTATAGAACTTGAAGATGCTATTGATCTTAGAGAAATAAAAAGTATAAAACTTGCTAATCAACTTCTTAAAATACGTAGAAAAAAGAAAGAAGAAAGAGATAGAAGGCTTCAAATGGAAAACATACAAGCACAAGCTGCAGCCAATACTCAATCAGCGCAGTCAGCAGCTCAAGTTGAAATGCAAAAAGATCAAGCTATAACAGCTAGTAAAGCTGAGCTTGAAAAACTTAAATCTCAACTAGATTCTCAAAAAATGATGCAAGAAGTAGAACACAAGAAAGAACTAATGCAATTAGAGTTTCAAATGAACATGCAGTTGAAAAGTATAGAAGTTGATGGTATGAAACAAAGAGAAAAAGAAAAAGAAGATCGTAAAGATGAAAGAACAAAAATTCAAGCAACTCAACAAAGCGAGATGATTGAGCAAAGAAAATCAGGTAAAGCACCTAAAAACTTTGAATCCGCAGGTAATGATATATTAGGAGGTGGATTTGATTTAGGCGCGTTTGATCCTAGATAAAATTATTAATTATTATTATATTATATTATGGAAGAAAAAAATGAAAATGTAGTTGAAGAAACTACACAAGATACAAACCAACAAACTGAAGAAACTAACAAACCAAATGTTAATGAAGACGGCGATTATGTTGTTAATTTAGATAAACCAATTGAAGATGAAACTAAAGAAGATAACGCTGACGACAGCGGAGTGGTTACAGAGCTTGAAAACGCCGAGCCCACAGAAAAACAAGAAGAAATACAACCGGAAGCAGAAGCACAAGAAGAAACAGTATTAGAGGAGATTACCGAAGATTCAACTGAAGAAGAAGTTGCTGAAGTAGAAGAAAAAGTTGAAGAAGCTATAGCTGAAGCTCAAGCAACCGGAAAACCATTACCAGAAAATATTCAAAAGTTAGTTGACTTCATGGAAGAAACTGGTGGTGATTTAAGCGACTATGTAAAACTTAATCAAGATTACAGTAAGTTAAATGATAACGATGTTTTATATGAATATTATAGACAAACAAAACCTCATTTAACTAATGATGAAATAAATTTCTTAATGGAAGATACTTTTCAAATAGATGAAGAAGAAGATTCTGATAGGGAAATAAGAAGAAAAAAACTAGCGTTAAAAGAGCAAGTTGCCAGCGCTAGAAGCCACTTGGACGGGCAAAAGTCCAAATACTATAAAGAAATAAAAGCTGGTTCAAAGCTTACGCCTGAACAACAAAAAGCTATGGATTTCTTTAATAGATATAACAAAGAATCTGAAGAAAATCAGAAAATAGCAGATGCTGCTACATCTACTTTTTTAAAGAAAACTGATCAAGTTTTCAACGATAAGTTCAAAGGTTTTGAATATAATGTCGGGGATAAAAAATATAGATTTAACGTAAAAAATGCTAATGAGGTTAAAGAAACTCAAAGTGACATCAATAATTTTGTCAAAAAGTTTTTGAATAAAAATAACACGATGGAAGACGCTAAGGGTTATCACAAATCTTTATATACAGCAATGAATGCTGATGCTATTGCAAAACACTTTTATGAACAAGGTAAAGCTGATGCTATGAAAAATAGTATTGCTAAAGCTAAAAATGTTGATATGAATCCAAGACAAGCTCATGGACAAATAGAGGCTAGTGGAATAAAAGTAAAAGTTTTAGGTGATAATTCTTCCGATTTTAAGTTTAAAATTAAAAATAAAAAATAATAACAATTTAAAAATTTAAAATTATGGCAATTACTGCAGGAAATAATAATTTTGGTAAATTGAACGCTGTGCCGGCCCCAGTGCCACAAGCATTAGCTTCAAATTACCTTGATTTTACGGGTTCTACGGACACGACGTGGGCTCAACAATATTTACCAGAACTAATGGAGAAAGAAGCTGAAGTTTTCGGACCGAGAACTATTTCAGGTTTCTTAGCTCAAGTTGGTGCTGAAGAAGCAATGACTTCTGACCAAGTTGTTTGGTCTGAACAAGGTCGTTTGCATTTATCATACAAAGGTCACATTGAAAGCGCTACTGGTGGTACAGCTTCTGGTGGTCAAATCGAAATTGAAGTTGATATCGATGGAAATGATATAGGTGCAAATCACGGTATTAGAGTTAATGATACAGTTATTGTAGCAAACTCTGAAGGTGTTGTAAAATGTTTAGTAGAAGCTGTTGATACAGGTTCTATGATCGATGTATTACCTTATGACTTTGCTTCTTTAAACACTGCTAGTATAACAACTACTGGTGGAACTCAAGACACAACTATATTAGTTTTTGGTTCTGAATATGGAAAAGGAGACAATTATACAACGTCTGCTGGACAAAATGGTGCTGCTACTGATCAAAGAGGTGGAAATGAGCCATCTTTCAAAAGTTATTCTAACAAACCAATTATAATGAAAGATTACTATGCTGTATCAGGTTCTGATGCTTCTAGAGTTGGTTGGGTTGAAGTTTCTGCTGAAGATGGTACT